AATATTATACTTTGTTTGATGATACGGCGTTTGAGGTGGCACCTGTACCAGACGCAGACTATACGGTAGAATTACATTATTTATATAAACCAGTCTCTTTAACGAGTGGTAGTGACAGCGGTACAACATTTTTGTCTACGGATTATCCAGACGCATTGTTGTACGGCACGTTAGTAGAAGGCGCAGTTTTCTTAAAGGAACCGCTAGATGTCGTTGGCCAGTTCGAGGGACGCTTTAAGGAGGCGGTAGCTAGAATGAAAACTCTATCAGAAGGTCGTGGCACACGAGACGAATATAGATACGATTTATTACGCACCGGCGTAAATTAGTGATCGAATTAACAAAAGAAGAAAATCAAAACACACCCCAAGAATCCCTAGAAGGCAAAAAGGTTGCAATCGTTGGCCTAGGGATTAGCCAGGTTGATTTTGCTATTGGCCTGCAAAATGGCCGTGAATGGGATGAGGTCTGGTGCATCAACTCTGCCGGGGCAACTTACCCGTGCGATAAAATATTTATGCTGGATCCAGCGAGTCGTTTTTTTGATAGTACCGATGCTGGTTTACAAACCAATGTAATGACAAGTTTACTTAGCAACACAGATGTACCGGTTTTTACCTGCGAGCTTGACGAGAGAGTAAAGAACCCCGTTATGTTTCCAATTAACGAGGTTTGCAATGCTACCAAATGCGCTTACTTAAATAACACGGTTGCTTATGCAATAGCTTACGCTTTGTGGAGCAAGGTTGGCAGAATAGATCTATTTGGCATAGATTTTTCATACAAAGAAAACATGCACTTTGCCGAGGCGGGCCGAGCGTGTGTTGAGTTTTGGATCAGCAAGTGCATGGAAAACGACATATTGGTAGGTATGAGTGGCAGATCTACTGTCCTAGACTCAAACGTACCAGCAACAGAAAAACTCTATGGTTTTCATAGATTAGAAAAACCATTGGTTGCAATACCCCACGAAGGCAAGTTTATTATTGGCCCTTACGATGAAATAAACAAAGAGTTAGAAAAGCAAGGTTTAAAAATTAATGAGGATGTAGCTCCACCAGAGCCATACAAAGGATGAACGTTGACGGACTATTTGAACTAGGACAAATTTCAGTGCATGCCACAGAGAATGGTGGCCACCCACCAGAATTTTGGGCAGCACAAGCAACCAAGAAAATTTGTGACATTTCAGACAATGCACCAGAGCATGTAAAACAGCAGGCTCTCGCTTTCCAAAAACAAGTTTATGATGTAATCTTACATAGTATTAAAAATGCAATAGAGTCTAAAAATACAACTCTAGTGAATTTGTTAAAAAAACAAGGTCAGAGTGACATGGCTGATATTATTAAGGAGCTATAAGATGGCAATTACATCGGCAATATGCACAAGTTTTAAACAAGAACTTTTGGTTGGAACACATAACTTTACTAACAGCAGCGGCAATTCTTTTAAATTAGCGCTCTACACGTCTTCGGCAACTTTGGGTGCTGGCACTACAGCTTTTACCACAACTGGGCAAGCATCTGGGACCAATTACACATCTGGCGGTAGCGCTTTGACAAATGTTACTCCCGTTGCCTCTGGAACCACTGCAATCTGTGATTTTGCAGATTTAACATTTAGTAATGCGACTGTGACTGCTAGAGGGTGCATGATTTATAACGACACCAACAGCGATAAAGCAGTTTGTGCTATTGATTTTGGTGGCGACAAGACATCTACCGCAGGTGATTTTACGATTGTTTTCCCAGGCGCAACAGCTACAGGTGCAATTATAAGATTGGCTTAATTAAATTTCTATTATGGTAGAATTTAAAAATGCCACTCACCAAAGTTAATTTTAAACCAGGGATCAATAAAGAGGAGACTGACTACTCAAACGAGGGTGGTTGGGTAGACGGCAACTTTATTCGGTTCAGAAAGGGCCGCGTTGAAAAAATAGGTGGCTGGGAAAAATACAGAACCAGCTCTCTTGTTGGATCTCCTAGAGGTTTGCATGCCTGGATTGCATTAGACGGCTCTGAATATCTTGGCATAGGCACAACCAACAAATACTATATTGAAAACGGTAACGTCTATTATGATGTTACTCCGATTCGCAGATCCTCAACAAATTCAACTACATTCGGGGCCACCAATGGATCCTCAACCATAACAGTAACAGAAACAGGACATGGAGCTGTCAATGGTGACTTTGTTACTTTTTCAAATGCAGTATCTCTAGGCGGCTTAGTAACTGCCGTGGTTTTAAACCAAGAATATCAAATTAGCCTGGTCACTGGGACCAATACTTTTGAGATTACGGCTAAAGATACGGACGGCGTAACGGTAACAGCTAACGCAAGTGACTCTGGTAACGGTGGATCTGCGACCGATGCTGTGTATCAAATTAATTCTGGCCTGGATGTTTATGTCGATAGCACTGGTTGGGGTGTAAGCACCTGGGGTGCAGGCGGCTGGGGTTCTGCTACAGCATTGAGTGATACCAACCAGCTTAGATTGTGGACACACGATAACTATGGTGAAAACTTAATTATCAACCCACGCAATGGTGGTATTTACAGGTGGCTCGAAAGTAATGGCGTGTCTACAAGGGCCCAAGAGCTATCTGGTATCTCTGGAGCCAACAAAGTGCCGACTAAGGCTTTACAAGTAATAACCTCTGAAACAGACAGACATTTAATTGTTTTAGGCGCAGACCCTTTAAGCGGTGGCTCAAGAACTGGCGTGATAGATCCAATGTTGATTGCATTTAGCGATCAAGAAAACGAATTGGAGTTTGAGCCACTGAATACCAACTCTGCTGGATCTTTGCGTTTATCAAGTGGATCTTCAATTATTGGTGGCATTAAATCTAGGCAAGAGGTTTTAATCTGGACAGACACATCTTTATACAGCATGCAGTTTATCGGGCCACCACTTACTTTTGCAGTCAACCTAATTAATGAAGGCGCTGGCCTCATTGGGCCCAAGGCGTTTGCGAATGGCCCAAACGGCGTTTTCTTTATGTCAAAAAATGCTTTTTACTTTTACAACGGCTCGGTCAAAAAGCTGCCTTGTTCGGTGCAAGATTATGTATTCGGTGATTTGGATGTCAGCCAGGCGTTTAAATGTTTTGCTGGCCTCAACGAAGAGTTTTCTGAGATATGGTTTTTCTATCCATCCAACACAGATAACACGGATGAGATCTCAAGATATGTGATTTATAACTATGAAGAAAACTCCTGGAGCATAGGAACCTTAGAAAGATACTCCTGGCTTAATTCTGGCATTAATGAAAAGCCACTAGCAGCGGGTGAATCAAGCGACACTAAATATATTTACGAACACGAAAAAGGTGCTAACAATGACAGCAGTTCCATGGATAATGTGTTTATAGAATCTGCCGACATAGATATGACGGACGGCGAGAGCTTTGTGTTTCTTAAAAAAATAATTCCGGACATACTGTTTCAAACAGAAACAGGCACAAGTCCGACACCAGCTGTAAACGTTGTGGTTAAAAGAAGAGACTTTAATGGCCAGTCTTTATCAACCGATTCAACCACACAGATAGGCACATCAAGCACTTTTTCAAGTTTAAGAACCAGGACAAGGCAATTTGTATTGCGCTTTGAATCCGATGACGATAACAGTGAATCAGACAGAAAAGATTTTAAATGGAGGTTGGGAGACACTCGCTTAGACATACAACCATCTGGACGTAGATAATGGCTAAGTTACTACCGACAAGACTGCCGCAAGCACAAGGGTCAGAGGTAACTGTCGATACTTTCAACCGTTTAATAAGAATTTTAGAAATAAACCTGGGTGCAGTAGACTTAGATGTTACAAAAGGCTACACAAATACCGAGCTTGGCGAATTGCAATTCGCTACAGGCTCGATTATATTTAACACTACAACAGAGGTTCACCAGGCTTTTGATGGAACAGAATTTAGAAACCTGTATGAGCACCAAACTTATGTGACCGGAGTTTCTGCTACAATGAGCATAGGTGCAGTTACAGTAACAATAGGATAGATATGTCAATAAGCGAAGATTTACAAACAAGACTAAGTGGTTTAACACAAGGCCCAAACCCTGCTCCACGCAGAATTTCTAATAGGGAAATGGAATTAATGCGAGAAACCAACCCAATGGCAGGACGTATGGGTTCTCCAGGCCAAGGTTTTTACACCGATGATCCAGCTAATATTATCCAGTTAAGCGATGGGCAAAATACATTAGCCTTAAGAGAGAACGACCCCAGAATAAATAAATTAATTGAAGAGGGGTATCGTATGGTGCCATCGCCTTCAACTAATATTGATGTTGGTCCAACCAAAGGAGCTATCTCAAACAGAGAAATGGAGTTGTTTAGAAATGCTAGTCCAAGATTGCAAGATGGTTCTCCATTACCTTCAGGAATGGTTCCAAACATGATGCAAACTATGGAGTTTAGAGATATTAACCAAGATGGTAAGGAAGATAGAGGTCAAGGTATGTACAGGCAAAGTGACTTAGTTCCTGAAAGTTCTCAAGGAGCCATATCAAACAGAGAAAGACAGATGTTTAATGATGCTGTTCCTAGCATGGGAACTATGGGTGGTGGTAGAGCACCTATATCTGACCAAGAAAGACAGATGTTTATGGATTCTATTCCAAGACAAACAGACGAAACCCAACAAGCTATTGATACTTTACAACAAGAACTCCAAATGACCACTGATCCTGAAGAAGCTGAAGGATTGGGTCAAATGATTCAAAAACTTTTAGTACAAACTAGAGCACCTTTTAGCGATATGGCAAAAGAGCTTGCACAGTTAGGTGGTGGCGAAGACACCATGCTTGCTCATTTAAGACCAGGAGAAATAGTTTTACCTCCAGAGATGATGGAGGATCCAGAATTTGAAAGCATGGTTGAAACCAAGTTTAATCAATTAGGCATTAACCCAGAACAGGCTGTAGCTGGTATTGGTATAGCCAGTCTCAATGAATCAACTGGTTTAGAACAATTTGGTTTCTTTAAAAAAATTGGTAAAAGCCTTAAAAAAGTAGTCAAAAAAGTAGCACCGTTAGCAGTCTTTGTGCCAGGTATTGGTACAGCTCTAGGTGGTGTTTTGGGTGGACTTGGTAGTGCAGTGACATCTGGGTTGGGCAGCATAGGATTGGGTGGAGTAGGTAGTGCATTAGGTAGCGCAGGTAGCGCTCTTGCTGGCGGGATTGCAAATCTCGGTATACCAGGAGTTTCATCTATTGCAGGTGGTACAGCTGGAGGTTTTGGCGGTATTACGAACGCATTGACTACTAGATCTGGATTATTCGGTGGCGGTCCTTTATCTGGACTTCTTGGTGGTGGGCAACAGCCTACCATTGAAGAAATAGGATCAGCTGACCCATCAACACAAGTCAGAATTGACAGACTAAGATCAGAGGGCATGAGTGACGCACAGATCATGCAAAACTTACAACAATCAGGCATGGTTCCACAGCAATCTGGTGGCGGTAACTTTTTAAGTAATTTAGTCAGCGGCCCTGGTGCAGATGGCAGAGGTAATTTTGGTGCCGTAGGTGATTTTCTCGGTGGAGGCTTTGGCGGAGCTGGTGGTCAAGGTGGTGGACTAGGCGGCTTGGCAGGAATGGCAGGAGCCGGAGCTTTAGCTGCTAGTTTGGGCAAGCTGGCTTACGATGAGGCCAAAGATGCAAAAGGCGTATCACTTTCACCTGTTGTAGCCATGGACGCTACTGGCAGATACAACCTTGAGGCCGAGATGGCCAGAAGAATGGGCCAACAAGCGCCAAACCCAGTTGAGTTTGGTTTACTGCCCGAAAAC